CTGATTTTAAAGTATCAAGCCCGTTTTTATGATAATATTTCTTATCATAAATATCTCTAGCAATAGATAAAGGCATATCTCGCATATCTCCCTTATATCCAAAGTCTCTTGCTTCTTCTTCGATTATTCCATATTTTGTTTTTCCACCCTTGTCGTGCTTGTCATCAGAATAACCTCCTTCAACTCTTAGTAAATAGTCGAAAATTCTTTCGAATCTGTTCATTTATACCACTTCCTTTTCTTTTATTAGTTCCATATTTTTTAAATATTTATACAACTTTGCAGGACTGAACTCACTAGCCTTTAATTTCTTTAAATTATATGTTAGACTTTCGTCCAACCCCTTGTTAATTAGATGTATGCACAATTCTGAACAAAAATATTTATCCTTATGCTCAATTCCCAGCTCCAACAACTGGCTGAAAAATATAGCTCCGTAGTCGTAGCCTTTGCCTTTAAGCTTCGTAAACTCTTTTAACACAACTGGCACTTCAATATGATTATTTAATTCAAAAATATCCATATTACCTTTATAAATAAAAGGTTTTATACGTACACCACCAGGATTTGATAAATACACATAATCATTATAGACGAACTCACAATGAGAATATTTTCCAAGAGTCCACAAGGCTATCAAATGCCCTATTAATCTCCTAGGTTTATGGAAACATATATAGAGTCTATCTTTTTCTAACTGCATAAATACCTCCTAACCTTGCTTTATTTCGCTTTCAAACAGTTTATTGTATTCTGCTTCGGCGTCAAATGTTTTCAGCTCCTCAACTGTCTTGTTTTCCAAACTGTGAGACAATGTTGTCTCGGCAACCATTGAGGTAGTCGTATGCCTCCTCATTATCTCACTCATTTCAATAAATTTCTGAACGCTTACATTTACATATTTTTCTGAATTGTCTTCAGTGTAAAATTTCCAATTACTATACTCTGTATTCATCAGATCAGCCATTGCTTGAGTGAAGTCCGGTTTCTGACCCTTAGCAATTTTACCCATAAGTCCGAGAATAAACCTAAGAACTAAACTGAATAATATTTTAGTTATGTTAGATTGGTCTATTGTTCTATTGTGTTGCAAATATTTGATCCCTTTAACTTCAAACTCAAATGGTTTTTTTTCCCTTTCAAGTCTTAATTCGTAAAGCTCCTGTTTCAATTTCTCAATCTTCTCTTCCTTCTTATACTTGATCTGATTATCTTCAATATACTCAAATTCAGATAAATCAACTGTCTTGATTTTTCCGTCCTCAATTAATTCATTTTCAGCTAAAATATATTTTCCAGCCTTGTAAAGTTCCTCTTTTGTTGCCTCCCTTAGATTTCCGTTTTCGAGAACTGGATTTTGATATTCAATTTCTGAAAAAATATGATTTTCTTTGTTAAAATCTGGAAAAAATAAAGTTGGCTCTTTTTCAAAATCTTCCAGATTGGTAATAATAGGTCTCGCTATTATTTCGAGACTTTTTTTATCATAAATCACAACATTCATTTTTATTTTCCTTTCTATTCATTATTTTGCTAAAAAACTGACATTGAAATATAAGTAGCCTGACTTGATATTTGACATCAGAATTACACGTCCGTCAACTTCGATATTAAAAACACAAGCCTGTCCTAAACTTGTGTTCCCTGAAAAACTTGTCCGTTTTCGGGGTCTGAAACCGTCTGGCAGTGTTAAGATTACATTGCCCGCGGTTCTTCCGTTTAGTCTTTGGTTATCGTCTACGTTCAAGAAGACTGTTTCAGCCTTCTTGTATAATGTTGCAGAAGAAAATCCAGCAATCTGACTCGCATTTAAAGTTCCTGGTATAACTTCGTATAAATTTTCCACTTTATCCGAAAGTGGTTTGTTTGAGATAGCTCTGAATTTTAACACATCATTATATGTTAAATTAGTGTCAGCGATACATTCGTAGTAATATTTTGTTACACTGTCATAGTAGAACTTGCCTCTAGTTTTATTGCCAACGTCCTGTATATTTCCGCCAAACTCTAGACCTATTATTTTTGCTAATGCCTGTATTTCCAAATATCTTCTGTCTGCCAATTCTCTTGTTAAGTATGTCATTGAATTATCTATTGTCACATTTAAAGTGGCAGCTTGATCTATTATAATAATACATTTTTCAATAATATCAATTGCATTTTTCCCATTGTAAACTGGAATATAGTCGCCGTCTGTCCCTTTATTGTATGCATACAAAATCTCTGTTCCTAAATCATCTTGGGCGTATATTCCCATTTCAGAAATTTTATAAGAGTTTGCTATAACACTTGCTCCACTTCCAGTTTTGTTAGAGACGACAAATGTAAATTCGACGTTTCCGTTAGCTTTTCTCTCGTAAGAATTTATCGGAAATTCATTTCTCTTGTCAATCAAATCTGTTAGTTCTCTATCATTTCCTGTATTGTATCCTGCTCCAATTTTAAATTTTGTAACATTTATTTTGGTTTCGTTATTTACGGCTCTTGCTATAAGCTCTCTCCCCTTGTTTGTTATTTCCCATCCAATATAATTAGCCATTTCCTCCTCCTATCTTATTCCTAAATTATTTTCTTTTACTACCACATTTACAATTCCTTGATTTAATTTTTGCTCCATCCAAGGAAGTTCAAAATCTCTTTCATTCAGAATATTAATCACTTGTTTTTCAGAAAAAATTCCTACATATTTACCCAAATTTGAGCTTCTTTCAAACGTCAACGCTTCCAGCCAGCTACGTTCGTTCTTGTATTCGTTTACAACATCAAGAACTTTCAGATAATCTTTTTCATCTTTAAGTTCTCCCAAAGTAGATATTTTAAAATATCCTGGTTGACCACCATACTCAAACCATTCTTTTATTTCTGCATTTCCAAAAAGAATTTTACAGATAGCTTTTACACTTCCAAGCGTTCCTTTGTTAAAATGTGCAATTACAGCTATTTTCACAAGTTCTTTCTTGCTTTCAACACTGGCATTTTCTCCAACATAATCTACGTGATATTCCCACAATAAATAATCAATTTCCGTTTCACTTAATTTATCAATATCAAGAAAAAATTTGCTTATTATTCTGTTTTTCTGTTGTTTTATTGCATAATCTATTGATTCGTATATCCATTTTGTTGTTTTATCTGTAAGAGTCGATTTTGCGGCAATGTCAGTTAATTTTAAATCCTGTACTGTTATCATAGTTCTTCAACTCCCTGATAATTGCTTGTAATTCCGTTATTTATAGCAACTTGATTAAAATCTAATTTTTGGAATACAGGGCTTCTTAGTACTACTCTTTTAACTCCAGCAATCTTCAATCTCTTGATTAACTCATCTGGATTAATATCCTTGCCTATTTTTTCTTTCTGCCAGCTGATAAATTCCTGAATAGTTTTATCAACATTAGATTTTATAATATTTACAAGTGTTTCATTATCCTTATCAATATAATAATCAAAATCTATAGAATAGTTGATTTTATTTGGTTCCTTTATATTTACATTATCAGTTAGCGGTCTTACATTTTCTTCATTAAGTACTGCCTTTACTTTTTCCTTGAGCTCCTGACTTACCGTACCAGTATGTGTCCAAATGTACACATCTACATTAGTAGCACTAGGAGAATGAACTTTGACATCAATAATGTTAGTACTTGCAGTTTTAGTCCAAAATACATAAGCTCCTGAACTTCCAGCTGTTGTGAAAGATTCAGGAATTTCTCTTATTCTTTCCCTGTAACTTTCGTCTGCTTCTTCATTTGTTCCCGAATTAGTTTCTGTGATGTTTTCTACTTTTGAATAATTCGGATAAATGTCCACCATATCTTTAATTTGTCCAACTGGAATACCATTTCCAATTGTTCCTACTTTATTACATGTAGCTTTTCCGTCTATTGACAGATTTCCTTTCAATATTTTGTATTCCTCGTTTGTTTCAAAGTAAAGTTCATTGTAACGTATTCTTGAGCCCTTCGGAATAACTATGTCAGTTGCTTGAACACTAGATATATAAAATCTGAAAGTTGCTATTGCTGGTTGTTCTACCAGCCTTTTACCTCTGTTCCCATAGATTTCTCCTTTCAGGTCAAGCCTTTCATTTCTGGCATATCTCAAATAATTCTGTTTTATATCATCATTGTATTTCTCTTCTAACAAAGCCAGTTGATACGCTACTGTGCTGAAAATTAACGTCTCGGGGCTTGCTTCTGCCAAACTCCTTCCGCTAAGTTCCTGGAATTTGTTAATCATATCTCTTTTTATTTCCCATGCATCGCTGTCTATCGCTTCATATTCCTCAAAATTATCCAATATTTATCACCTCAATTCCCAGTTCAATATCAAAATCATTATTGTGTTTATCTATCATTTTTATTTCTGTGGTTTTTAAAATTGCCCTCGGCTCATATTTCCTGAACATCTCAAGTAACTGAGACATTATTTTATTTTCCACAACGTTTATATTTTTATCTATTAAATCGCTGTCAAAACTGAAATCACGGTTAAGTGGCTGTTCTTCCTTACAAACTCTTAAAAGCATTCCAACATTTGTTACAACTTCCTCAATATAATTTTTTGGAGAATAATTTATTTCTTGATTAGATGAAACATGTATCATTATTTACCTCCAATCTGATTTCTCAAAAAATTCAGCAAGATCTGTTTATCAGTTTCAGAAAAGTTTTTAGCATAATCAATCATTTCATTAACCTTATCCGCTGCAATCGTCCCAGCCCTTACTAAATTCATCAGTTCATCAATTTTGGCATCTTTTCTAATTTTTTCAAGCTGTTCTAATATTTCCTTTTTCTTATTTTCTGCAATCTGAATAGCTTTATCCACTTTTTCAAGCGTGCTATCTACTTTACTTTTTACTTTTTCTGCAAATTCCTGTAATTTTGTTTTCTGCTCGACTTCAACATTCGCAGCTTCTGCTTCAACAAGCTCTTCCTGTTCTTTCTTTTGAGCTTTTAACTGTTCTATTATCTGATTATATTTTTTAGGATCATCTATATATTCCTTTAACGTCAAGTCTAAATTTATATAATCAAATTCTGAAGTTTCTCTGTTGAAATAAGAATTTTTTTCACTTATATCTATTATTAAAAACGGAAAAGCTCCAAATGTCTGTCCTCCTAATGTTAAATAACCATACTCTCCGAACTCCCACATAGTCTTTATTTTATCAAGCTGTTCCGATGGTGTTGTTTCTTGTAATAATGAAGAAATCAATGTAATTCCAAAAGTTATTTCAGTTAATTCTCTGCCTTGATGTCTTAACTTACCAGGACCATATATCGGGTTATGTTCAGAAATTTTAGATTTATATGATCTATTTATCTGATTATTGATTGAAAACACTTTTTTGTCAGATACTTCAAATACCACATCTCCAAGACTTCCTATCATTATTCAGGTCCTCCTGTCTTATCTCCACCAATCATAACGCCACTATGTTTATGTGTATTAAGATTAATGCTTCCACCAGTTTTTGTAATTCCGCTGACTTCTAAATCTCCATTAATTAAAATTTTGCCGATATTCAAAGTCAATGTATTTTTATCGTAGCTCCAACTTCCGCCATCAGAAAAAGTTCTTTTTACTTCACTTTCACTACTAGAAGCACCACGCATAGGACAACCAAGCACAACTCCCTGTTCAGGCATTTCTGAAAAGAATAAGCAGTAAACAGTCTGTCCTAGTCCAAGTGTATAATTATCACTGTGGCTTTCAGAATAAGGAACTAACACATTAAGCCAGTCCGTTGTTTTATCGTCATCGCCCTTTAACAGAACTCTTACTTTTCCAGTTTTTGAATCTATCGCACTTACTTCTCCTGCTTTTAATGTTTCAATCAATTTAACCACCTGCCTTATCACTTTTTTTGTAACAAAAAAATCACAATCAAATTAATGACTGTGATTTAGTGTTAATTATTATTCAAAAAATATTTCATCCAGAACTTCTACAGGATAAGTATTTATTAATCCGTATCGGCTGTCAACTGTTGTTCCTATCAATAAATCCTTTTCCCTGCATATCTTAGTTGCTTTCTTTCCTATAGAAGGTGCGTGGTATGATTTTGGCTTTATTCCTTTTATATTGGCATAAGCTATTACTGTCAAATGGTTGCTTGTTACTGTTCTTCTTTGATTGTTTTCCAATCTTTTTATGCTCTTGTCGTTATCCTCAATAGTATTTGCAAGTCCGATTACATCGTTCTCAATATTATTGATTCTGCTTTCAGCTTCTACCATCCATTGAGCCTGCTGTAAAATTAATTCAGCCTGTGTAAGAGGTTTTTTCTTCTCTTCATATTTTCCTGTTTTCCTGATTGCTGGAATAACTTCTGATGTTATCCATTTTCTAAACGGTTTAGCTTCTTTTTTATCACTTCGTAATATCAAAGTGTATAATCCACTTTCGTTAACAAAATTGGTATTTCCTTGACGACCTATGTTAAACATAGACCGCTCATCCTCATCCAATCTCTGTACAGCTTGAGTAACATTTTTAATTTCTAAAATACCGCAAACATCTTTTGCACAAAACCAAACTTCGTTGTTAGCAAATATTGTTCTTACACTTCCTAAATTTTCTTTACTGAATATTTGAAATCTTTCATCATTTATAACTTTTAAATCGTACATTCTTTTATCCTCCATTATACTATATTTTTTCTTTCAATTCTCGCCACTTTTTCAGCAACTTCCTTTTCTTCGTTTCTTTGGACAAATGTTTCTATATTTGCCCCTGCTTTGTAGTATTCTCTTTTGATTGTTTGATAATATTCGCCCAAAGCATCTTCCAAATCCATTAATTTATCCAAATTTTCTTTAGACAGCATTTCGTACATTTCCTCTAATAAACCAAATACCACCTTTTTTGCTGATTTTAACTTGTGATTGTGTTCATCCAGTAAACTTTCTGTAATTTCAA